ACAAAAAGAGGAAAAATCCATATGCCTAAATATACAAAATATCTTGAATTTTCACAAAAAGAGCGTACTGCCATAAGAGAGCGTGACAATTATCGGTGCATATTCTGCCAGATAGGCTATGAGATGCCACCGACAGCAGTCCCTGAGATGGATATAACAGACATCATGCACTACATACCACGCTCATCCATGGGACTTGGTATCAGGCAGAACGGAGCAGTCGGATGCCGGTACCACCATCATATGATGGACAATGGCAGCAGTGGAAACAGAAAAGAGATGCTCGGCAGGTTCAGAGCATATCTGGATGCGTTTTACCCGGATTTTACAGATACAGAACGAAAATACGATAAATGGAGTTTTTTAAAGGAGAAACCATATGTTTGATAAGTTTGGAGAATTTGATTCGTTCAGTGAGATTAACGAGCTCGCTGAAAACCTGCTTAACGAGGGTGATATAGAATCCCTCAAGGTAGTGGCAAAAGAAAATGGAATACAGGCTGATTTCGTGGACCTATACACCAACGGAGAAATCCCGGAGCTGTGCGATAAGCTCACGGCGGCACTCGGCAAGATTGATGTCGAGGCAGCAGAACTTAAACCGAAAGAAATTATGGAGGACTGGGTGGAGTACCTAAGAGGCCAGTGCATGGAGAATGAGCTCTTAGCTCACAACGTCAGAAAGAAAGGCAAAACATTGAAGGGCTGTATAGCCGCCATCCTGATGTGGTCCTTCAAGAATCAGCAGACGGTGGACAAGGATATCATCAAGGCAGCAGGTGTATCAGCGAGCAAAGTCACGCTCGGCATCCCGGGTATGGCAAGAGCCAAGAAGATAATCACTGACTACTACATGGGAAAGTAGGCACTACAGATGAAGAAAAAAACAATAGAAAAAATACCATACCTAGGACTCAAAAAAATAAGCAGAATAAAATCCGTGAAGTACATTGGTGTTACCGCAGTCAAGAACATAGGACATCAAAGGCACCTGTTCCTTGAGGTGTACGAAAATAAAAAGGAGTCAAAGAAGATTCCTGTGGTGAGAATCACACTCACCAAGAAGGATTTCGGCACATACTGGCCGGACAAACATGTATGGACACGCCAGCAGGTTTCATATTACAGACCAATATGGATGGAAACACACACCGGGGGAATCCTGACAGATGAAAATATACTGCAGAGCCCGGAAGACCTTGAGAGGATAAAGAACTTTTGCGGCACCAAGCTTTTCGATGCTTCTTGGTGGTGGGAGCACATATCAAGATACGAGGCCGACATCACATCAACAGAAAGGATAAACAGAGTAGAGCGAGAGCGCAAGAGACGCCAGGAAGCACTGAAGGACAGACAGGCAAACACCAAGGCACTACCTGAAAAAGCAATACTGTACAGAGCTGATCATGCGTATTTCCATGATGAGCACTTTCTATATTACAAGAAGCATGGAAGCCGGGCTGACATAGCCTGCAGTAAGTGTGGCGGTGTGACCACTGCAAGATGGAAAAGCAGTGGAGCATACGAGGACCAGTTTGAGAGAAACATAGAAGAGCCGCGAGAGAACAGCTTCGGCACATGTCCTATGTGTGGCGCACGCGGGCAGTACAAGTGCAAAGGAAAAGTAAAAGGCAGCATCAGAAAAACCCAGTATCTGTTTCTTGGCCAGAAATATAAAGACAATGGCTTTGTTATGAGGTACATACAGGTGGAAAAAGAGTGGACACTCGGCTTCATTGCCGGCGAGAACGGCAATGAAATGTACAATGCCTATGAAAAGCTGTCGGGGGTTGAACTGGCAAGGGCATATTTCGAACCCGGCAAAAAGGTACAGGTTGACTACAACAAGCATGATCCATATGTAGGAAAAGACTTCTGGGATGACTGCAATCTGTATGGTTTATCAAGCATCAGAATCAATTCCGGGCCAATACTTCCCGAGACATATGATGAGATGACAGGGACCATGTTTCAATACAGTGCTATGAAGGAATACACAGACAGCCTGATGAGTACATGCAATCCGGTTGAGTACCTTGAGTGCTACATGCGTACACCACAGCTTGAAATGCTTGTGAAGATGCACCTGATAGGAGTAGCTGAGAAGCTTATCAAATGCCAATATGGAATCATTGAGGATGAAACAGCAACGAGACCGGATGAGTTTCTCGGCATCAGAAAGGAAAAGCTCAAGCTGCTCATTAAGGAAAAGGGAGACATAGGACTGCTAAGGGTTTTGCAGATGGAAAAGAGATTCATGGAGAACTGGACAGATGAACAGGTACAGCAGCTGGCAGAGACCGGACTCACATACACACAGGTCGCGCTCGCAAAGAAATACATGACATTGCAGAAATTTTTAAACCGCATAAAGAAATATGCATGCTGTGATTACGGAGGCTGCAGTCGGTCGGTATACAGAATCAGACACATGGCTTCTACATATGCTGATTACCTGAGCATGAGAGAAAACAGAGGCTACGATCTGACCAACACGGTATATCAGTTCCCGCATGACCTGGATGAAGCCCACGAAAAGATGGTGGAAGAGGTCAACAAGGAAGAACTGGACAAACATCTGAAGGATGTTGCGGCGCGCTTCCCGAACATTCGACACAGCTATAGGAAGCTGAGAAATAAATATTACTACGAGGATGATACATACATCATCAGACCGGCAAAGTCAGCAGAGGAAATAGTAACAGAGGGGCGAGTACTTCATCATTGTGTCGGAGGAGATAACTACTTAGGGAAACACAATCGGGGAGAGACGTACATACTTTTCTTAAGATTCAAGGACACACCAAATATGCAGTACGTCACTGTCGAGATTGATTCCGAAGTACCGAACATACTGCAGTGGTACGGAGCCCACGACAAGAAGCCTGACCAGGAGAACATACAGAAGTGGCTCAACAGCTACATACGAATGCTTGTGACAGGAACACTGAGGACAGCAGGCATGCCGGCAGCGACTACGGCAGATATGCCGGCAATGGCTATAGCATAGGAGGATATATGGAATACGTGCAGATGACACTAGATGACTGGGTGCAGATGAAACAAAAACTGAGGCAGGAACTCATAGGAGTGAAGCAGAGCTTCGTGAGAATAGGCTATGCACTCAGACAGATTGACGACCAAAGACTTTATGAAAATGATGGCTACAAGAGCATAGCAGAATTTGCTAAGGCTGAGTACGGACTTGAGGCATCCACCACAAGCCGATTCATGAGCATCAACCGTGAATACTCGATTGACGGATATTCAGAACACTTGAGGCCGGAGTATACGGACCTTGGAAGAAGCCAGCTTGAGGAAATGCTCAAGCTCCCTGACTCTGACTGGCAGATGGTACAGCCCGAGACATCAAGAGAGGACATAAGAGAGCTCAAGAGGTTTAACAAGACCGAGCCTACAGAAGGTGTGGCAGATAACACAAGCCAGCTGATAGAGAAATTCTTTGAGGAGAACAAGGATATCCTCAACGAGGTGTACTCAAACGAGTTTGATGAGGAGTCAATGAGCCGATTTGCAGAAATTGTAAATCCGGCCGGAAACCGTTCATTCAAAAAAGGTCTTTACTTTATGATGATGTACGAAAATCGCGTCACAATCAAGAAGTTTGGAGACACGCCAAAAAATATGTCATGGTGGGAATTCTATCAGCGTATGAGCTCCATCTTTGATGAGGATGCAGCAGGCACCAGAACGTGGCAGAACCATTTTGGAGGAGACGATGAAACACAGGAAAATGAGCCGACAGGAGAGCATACTACAGCAGAAACTCCTGAGTCAGAGGATGACAATGCAGCAGTTGGAGAAGCTGGCACTGATGAGGTCGAAGAGACTGAATCGGGAAGCGTGGCAGATAATGAGCCGGCTCCTGGAGCAGGAGAAGAGCAAAAGGATGATTCCACCGACAGAGATACAGACTGCGGAGAAGATAATAAAGAGCCTGCAGACAGGCCCGAGGAACAGACAGGAGAAAAGAGCCTTGCAGAACAAATTGCGCCCGCGCAAAAATCCACGGAAACACTAGAAAAAGAGGAGGTTGAGGATGATGAAACCGGAGAAAATGAAAGCTCAGATGCAGAAAATCAAACAGCAGAATCTGAACCGGAAACGGCCGAGAGAGAGCAGACAGAAGAAACAGAAGTCATAGAGGCGGTATATGGCACCAGAAAAGAGTATATGGACAGGCTGTCAGAGCAGGGAATGGCGGAATATATGGCTGATGAATACAAGAGCCACCGGTTGCTAGTGACAGATCTGGCAAATATATGGAATCTACGCAAATGGCTCAGCGAAAAAGTTGACCGGTTCGGAAAACCGATGGAGGACGCAAGATGATAAAGATGACAAGAGTTTACGGAGATATGTATGCGCCAAGAGAGTATTGCACGTTTACAAATCCGGTAACGAGTGGAGGAACTGAGGAAGTTGACTATGTAGATATGCCATGTGAGAACGGATGTGAAAAAGAGTGTGAGAATTGTACATTGCAGAAAATCATGAATGAGTATGCAAGGCTAACAAGGCAGGATATAGACGAGAAGAAACGACATTGTGAAGAATGTGAAAACTATAAAGAGATCAGAAAAGGGCCGAGAGGAGGGAAGAAAGGAATATGCAGGATACTCAGACCATCGGAAGTGAGAAACGGACGAGCGAGAGCCTGCAAAAGATTCCGAGAACAAAATGAACAAACGACAGGCAAAGAAACAGTATAAAAAAATCCACGGTCACAATTCCCCAAAAACAGCGGTAACGAAGTATACACCGGAAGAAATGGGGCAATGAAAGTATACAATCTCATACCGGAGGATATTGAAAGAATCGGAAACGGCCTGAGAGACGCATTTGCAGAGATGTTCAAAACGCTCCAAAGAGTTGCGGAGAGCATGGCCAGAGCGTTTGAAGATATGGGAAAGAACCAAGTTAGGAGGTAGAAAATGTTTATAGATTGCGCAAAATTAGAAAAAATTTTAAAAGCTGATTACAAAACGTGGGGCGTCAAGTTTGGCCTCACAGAGAAAGGTATGTACATCCTGAACGGTACCGGATGGATGGTGGAAGCCGACAAAGAAAAAATCACAAAGGAATTTTTAGGTACCGTAATCAAGACATGCGGTCTTGCACCGGAAAAGGGCGAGTTCATGACATACCAGAAAGGACACGACCCACAGTTTGAAACGGAAAGAAAGCCTCTCCTGTGGGACATGGCGGAGGATACAAAGGAAGCACTAATCTCACCGATTAAAATCATGCAGAACGATAACATGATGTCGGTAGTTAAAACACCGGGCGGGGTGCGTCTCATCAACGATGCACGCTTGGCCATAGTCAACCCGGACAAGTGCCGTGAAAACGAAAATCCACCAAGCACCTTTGCCGTGCATGGTGACTGGCTTATCTCATACAACGACGAGATGGCAGTCGGAATATGCTTCACGAGTCCTGCCTACAAGCCGGAGCTTGAGGTCTTAAGACTCCTCTCAGGAGTGGATTTCTATTGGATAGAGACACCACACTATGAGCTATAGGTTGAAACACCTGCGAAAGCGAAAGAAACCAGGCATGCGAATTATTTATATCACGAAACTGATTTGTAAGCCATTTATACACAAGGGAGCCCTTACCCAGCTCCCTTTACCTCGGAGGATAATAATATGAAGTGCAAAATATGTGAAAAAGAATTCGAATTAAAGAAAGAAGAAAAATATTTAGCGACAGAGAAAGTAGCAGCTTTTGGAACCTTGGCAAAACTACCAAAAACGTTTGAGGCATTCGACTGCCCACATTGTGGCTGTCAGAACATAGTGAATATCAGAGAGGAAGAGGCAACCGACTATGATGTGGATAAAGTAGTGGAGCAGTTGAGTGATAGAAGCACACTGTCAAGACCTGTTGACTGGTCAAAAGTTGCAGTTGATACACCAATACTGGTAAGAGATAATATTTTTTCCAAGTGGGCTAAAAGATATTTTGCGAAATATGAGAATGGAAGAGTTTACGTTTGGAACAATGGATCAACATCGTGGAGTGACAATAGGTGTACACCGTGGAAACTAGCCAAACTTCCGGATAAGGAGAGCGGTGATGGAAGATGAAAACTTCTTTGAAAAATGCAGAACTTGTCAACACTGTTATACGAAAAATGATGACGATTATGTTTATTGCAGGAAAAGAAATGAAAAATGTGAATACAAACCATGCAAAGAAGAACACAGCAAGTGGGAAGAATGGCTTCGGTCAGAAGCAGAATAGGAGAATAATATGTCAGGAATAGATTTAATAGTATATGGGATGCTCTTAGCGTTCACTATGATTGGAACAACAGAGTTTGTAATAGGGCTGTTATTGCTTAGGGAATACGATAAGCTTCAGAAAGAAAAGGAAAAGTAGCATGGCATGGTACGCACTTTACAAATGGTACAAGAACTGGAGCAAAAAAACTACCCCAATATGATTGACTGGTATTCGGAAGAACTGAACTCACCAAGATGGACAAAATTAGATATATATCGCTTGCATCAGTACAAAACCAAATAGGACGAAACACAATGAACAGAAATGAATGTCAGAATTGCAAATATTATGAAAAATGCGGCAAACCAAGCAGACCAATAAAGTGCATGGGATATGAGCCGAAGGAGGCAGCAGTTGAAGAGCAGAACATTGAGCGACATAAAGCCAATAAAACCCAAAAAGTGTGAATTTGATTCTATCGACTGCACACCGGCCTGCAAATACTATAAGACATGTATACACAGCTTGCACAAGCAGGCTGTGTCTCTACATATATAGAAAGGAAAAATCATGAAAAAAGATAGCGTGAAAAAAGAAACATGGAAAGAATGGGAACAAACGTGCGAAAAATTAAAAAAGTATGAGACAACTCTTAAACGAGTCGTTCTGACAACAGACAAAAAGCTGCTGTATCAGGCCGAATATAACAGAAAGATAAGAGCAGCACAAAGGCAGCAGTAAACCCATAACATAATATAGTAGGTAAAAATTCTTTATCGTCCTTGTAATGGGTATTAACATATGAGGGATTTTTATATTTAAGAGTACATAGTATGAAAAAATACGACAACTACGACTACGAAGAGGCTTTCAAAAAATACATAGATGACACCGAGGAGGAGAGGCTTGAGAAGCTCCTCAGAGAGGGCAAGGTAAACTGCCTGTACAGAACAGCCACCACGAAGTGCACCAACATAAAGTCACAGACCACTCTCCTTGAAGCTCGGATATACCCAAGCTACCCAAGACTCAGTGACATGCCGAAGACCAAAAAGAGACCATCAAGCAAAGCTCAAAGAAATCTGAATGACAAAAATGCAAGGCGGTATCTGATAAGACTTGCGAATATCAACTTTGGAAAAGGTGACCTATGGTGCACGTTCGGGTGGAATGATGACAAGCTCCCGGCAGACGAAGAGAGAGCAAGAAAAGATATCAAGAATTTTATCGCGAAGATAAATTACCGGAGAAAAAGAAAAGGACTGGAAAATATCAAGTACATATATGTGCTCGCATTTGATGGGTATGTGAGACCACACTTTCATATTCTCATGACCGGAGACGGCATGGACAGAGACGAGCTGGAATCGCTCTGGAAGAAATGCGACAGACCAAACACACGAAGAATATCACCTAATGATGATTTTCTCATCACAGGTTTAGGAGAATATATATCAAGAAATCCACACGGTACTAAGCGGTGGGTGAGCTCAAGGAACTTAAAGAAGCCACCGGAGCCGACAAAGAGCTACAGCAAGTTCAAGAAGCGACGTGTTGAGAGGATGGCCAAAGACCACACAGTATTAGAGACAGAACTCACTAAAGCATATCCGGGCTACAAGTTCCTGGATGCGGAGGTCAAGTACAACGGTATCAATGCAGCATTTTATATCTATGCTCGCATGGTTCGGAATTGAGGAGTGACAAATGACGAAGAAAGAATTAACAAGCGTATATTATATCAAAAAAGAAATCAAGATGTGGGAAGAACAACTGGAGCTGATTGAAAGCAAAGCAGAAGGAAAAGCAATGCAGATTACAGGCTTGCCATTCACTCCGGGAACTGGAAGCAGTGACCAGATGGCAGACTTGGCAATTAAGGCTGTGAGTGTAAGAGAGCTGATTGAAGCCAAGAAGAGAAAGCTCAATCAGCAGCAGGACAGAATTATCTCATGGATTATATCAATAGACGACACAGTCGTTCGACAGATTATGTTGTATCGTCATGTCAGGTGCTATTCTTGGAACACAGTGGCACAGAAGATAGGCATTACAGCCGAGAGCGCGCGAAAGCAACATGACAGATATCTGCAGCAGTCTCAGAAAGAAAATAAATAAAGTTGTCCGTTTTGTCCGTTTGATGTGTGATATAGTGTAAGCATAAAGGATTGGCAAAAGGGCCGGTCCTTTTTATTTTGGAATAATGACAGATACAGAAGCAAAGAAGTTTTATGACAGTAAGGCATGGCAAACCAAAAGAATAGAGATATTAAAGCGGGATCGCTTTGAGTGTCAGGACTGCAGGGCAAGAATCCAAAAGGCTGTGGCAAAAGGAAAATGGCTGCCTGAGAAAGAAAAGAAGATAGCAAGGGCGGAGCAGGTACATCACATACAGGAACTGAAGGAGCATCCGGAGCTTGCACTGGATAATGACAATCTTATTAGTCTGTGCGTTCGTTGTCACAACATCAGACATGGCAGAGTGCCTCAAAAGTTCAAAAGAAAAAAGAAACTTGTGAGCCGGGAGCGTTGGTAATACCCCCCCCGGTCAATTTTTGCGAAATTTTCTTGAATGGCGAACGGGCATGTGGGCATGACTCCGGAAAAATTTTGAAATCTCGCGTGAAAAGGGCAAGGGGTACCATTTCACAAAATTACTTTAAGAAGAATTTTTTTGAAGAACACAAAAATACAGTTATTTTTTTAATAAAAACCGTTAAAAAATATGCAAATTATACACAAAAAACAGACATATTTTGAGAAAAAGGGAGGTGAGCGGATTGACAAAAACGGAAATAAGAGATTCTCTGGTCAAGCAGTTGGAGCTTCGGGGAATGAATGCAGAGTTTTACAAAGACATGATTGACGATTATGTATATTACTGGTCACTGAAAAAGAAGCTGATTAGTGATATCAAGTCCAAAGGGCTCAGATACAAGACCATTAACGGAAACGGAGTTGAAGTCGAGAAAACAAATGATTCTGTTGTCAATCTGCAAAAAACAACAGCAACTATGCTCAAGATTTTAGCTGATCTGAGACTTAAGGATCCGGTACCTGAACCGGAAAAAGCAACAGATGGTTATCTGTAAGGAAATTGATGATTATCTCAAATATGTCAAAGAACATCCGCAGTGGATAAATAAAAAGCGAAAACAGCTTATCAAGAACATTGTAAAGCCATTACTTAGGCGGAATGATATTTTTTTCGATAAAAAGACCTATGAGAATTGTCTCGAATACTGCAAAGTAAATTATTATGAGCTATTTCCATACCAGAAGTTTATATATGCGTTTGTATTCATGTACAAAGACGATATTCCGGTATTCCCAAAGTTTTTCATCAAAGAAGGACGTGGAAATGGAAAGGACGGCTTCATTGTTCCCTTGGCAAATTTTATGCAGACACCTCTGTATGGTGTCAGAAATTATCATGTTGAGATTGTGGCCAACTCAGAAGATCAGGTCAAGGACACTTTTAAGGTTGCCTATGACATGCTCCACGAAAATGCAAAGTTCAAAGGAAAATTTTCAGTAACAAAGGAGCTGATTACGAACCTTGCAACAGGCTCTGAAATGAAATATAACACTTCAAATGCCAAAACCAAGGACGGCAAGAGAACCGGATGCTTGGTGCTCAATGAGATTCATGCTTACGAGAATTATGATCAGATAAATGTGTTTGAGTCTTCATTCGGAAAAGTCAAACATTCCAGAGAGTTTATTATCACCACAGACGGCTACGTCAGAGATGGTCCGTTGGATGAGATTTCATCAATGTGCGCTGAAATCCTTGAGACTGGTGAAAATCCACTGGGATATTATCCATTCATTTGCGAAATTGACAGCATGAAAGAAGTTGATATTCCTGATGCATGGCACAAAGCCAACCCATCAATGGAGTATATGCCGATTCTGGCCAATCAGATAATGCACGATTATCTTGAAATGAAAAAGATACCGTCAAAGAGACCGGAATTTATTACAAAACGAATGGACAGATCGGCACGAAAGGAAGAGAAAACGGTCACAACATGGCTGAATGTACTGCGTGCATGTTACGAGGGCAGCACGACAGAGGAATTTGAACTGAAAAAGCCAAGAATGACAATCGATACAAAAGGGCAGCCGGCTGTAATTGGAATCGATTATGCCGATATAAGGGACTTTGCATCGGCGGGAGTTTTGACAAAAACCGAATCAGGAGAATATATATGGCGACAGCACACATGGATTTGTGCTGAATCGCCTTTTTTAGACTCCATCAAGTTCCCGCTTAAGAACATAGGGCAGACCGAATTTAATGATTTCGAGGTGGTACCGGGACCTGTAATCGATGTGAATAGCATAGTTGATTGGTGTATGGAAAGATGTGCTGAATATGATGTCAAGAAGATAGCAATGGATACATACCGTTACACTCTGTTTAAGATGGTATTCGAGGAACGGGGCATTACGATTGAGGATCGTAAGAATCCGAACGGTGTAGTCCGGTTGATCCGGAAGATTACATCAGCAACCGGAATAATTGCACCATTTATCCAATCCATGTTCAGTCAGGGCATGATTAATTTTGGAGCATCAGCAATAATGCGTTGGTACACCAACAACACAAGTGTTACCGAAGATAAATATGGCAATAAGATGTTTGGAAAGGTAGAACCGAAGCTTAGAAAAAATGATGGGTTCATGGCTTTCGATGTAGCAATGTTCTGCAAGGATGAGCTGGAGGTTCAAATAATATACATTTAGGAGGCAGCAATGTTTGATTTCCTGTTTCAAAAAAAGAATAAAGAGATGCAGTCTATGGCAGAGATTATTACGCTTGACTTGGAAAAGCTTAATCTGTCAAAGCTGGCAATTGAAAAAGCTGTGATGATGATTGCAAGGGCAATTGCAAAGTCTGACATAATAGTCCAGACAGACAGCAAACAGAAAAGCAGTATAGAGTACAGACTCAATGTAATGCCAAATGACCATGAGTGTGGAACTTATTTCTGGACAAGGATTATAAGAGAACTGTTATGGACACAGGAAGCACTTATCATCCCAATGAACGGCAAATATTACAAAGCGTCTGCATGGCAGGTGTCAAACAGTGTGCTGTCAGAGCGCATATACAGCAACATAACGCTTGAATGTGCAGGGGAACAGTATGGTTTATACAAAAAATTTATGTCATCAGAGGTGATCCACTTACGGTACGACAATGCAAAGATAAGAGTGTACCTGGAGTCCGTTGTGAATCAATACAACAATACGCTCAATGCAATCAATTACATGATTCGTCTATCCAATCAGCCAAAATTTAAACTGAAGCTGGGTACAGCACAGTCCTTCAGGGAAAAGCAGGCTGATGGAACTGACAAGATAGTCACCAAGGACATGTATGCGGAGAAAATCAAGAGACTGCTTGAGAGCGAAGATCTGACGGTAATGACAGAGTCGGAAGGTGTCTCACTTGAAAATATACAGATAAATGCGAGCGCAAAAGCGGAGGAGCTTGCCAAGGTTGCCTTGGCCATAAACAACGAAGCAGCCAATGCCTTTGACATTCCGGAAGCAGTATTTAATGGCAATATCACAGAGAAGTCAGATGCCACCAATGAATTTATCACCTATGCTGTCGGCCCGGTTGCGGAAGTTATAAACGATACGCTGACTGCCTACATAGTCGGGGAAGATGATTACAGCAGGAAAAATGAAAAGGTAATGGTATGGCTGGCACGCTTTAAACATGTTGATGTGGTGGATAGTGCAGTTAATCTTGATAAGCTTCGTGGAATTGGCTTCTCGTATGACGAAATCAGAGCAATGGTGGGATATCCCTTGCTTAACACAGAGTTCTCTAAGGCGAGAGCGTTGACAAAAATTATGGAGAGGAGGGTGACAATGGCACATCAATTAAAAGTGATTAGATGGAGGTGATCCGGATATCTCGGAGCTGTCCGTTAAACAGTAATCAAGAGAAAGGAACAGAATTATGAAGAACGAAAATGTAATTTACAGATTCCAGCAGCAGGACAATGTTCATGAAATTTACATATATGACGAAATCAAAAAGACAGGTCCTTTTAACTGGGAAACATGGCAGTATGAAGATTCTGAAACATCTGCAAAGCATTTTAAAGAACTTTTGGACGCCATTCCGGAGACAGATGAGATTAAGATTTACTTTAATTCGAACGGCGGAAGCGTTGATCAGGGCACTGCGATTTATAATATGCTCAAGCAGCATGGTTCATACAAGACCGGAATAGTAATGGGAGTGTGTCATTCTATTGCATTCACAATTTTACAGGCGTGTGACAAACGAATAATGGGACAGGGCACCACGGCCATTATTCATGATATGTGGGAAACAGTAACAGGAAATGCAGCAGATTTAAGGGCAGAGGCAGATAATCTGGATGTTGCAATGGAGAGCTGCATAGCTTTATTTATGCAGCGTGCAAAGATTTCAGAGGATGAAGTCCGTGAAATGATGCACAAGGAGACCACATTGTCACCACAGAAGGCATTAGAGTATGGTTTCATCGATGAAATTGGACTGGAAAATCTTGATAAACCGGAAAATCCGGATAATTCCACTTTGCAGCAGGTGCTTAAAGAGAATGAGGCGCTGAAGAAACAGCTCTGTAACAAGAGCGAACATGAGAGGCAGTTAGCTGAATTTTATCAGTTGACACATAAAGAAGCAGATAAACCTAAGAGCAACGATTGGGGCTCATTTTTCAATTAAGGAGGAAAACAATGAAGATTGAATCTATCAACAAAGAAGTTCAGGAAAAAGTAATGCAGTTACTCAATGATGCTCCGGCAGAGAAGAAAGCTGAAGCTATCATGCAGTCTATTGAGATGATCCAGGAGGCAGCGCATGAGGACTTAGTAAATCAGGTTGTTGCTGAGGCAGAAAGAGCCAGCCATGATGCCGACTTCAAGAAGCAACTTGGACTCAGGAATCTTTCACAGGAAGAAAAGAAATTCTATGAAGGCTTCAAGGATATCAAGCAGTCAATCACGGCCAATCAGATTGATATCATTCCGACTGAAATCATTGACAGAACACTTGATGATGTCAAGAAAGCATCACCAATCCTTAATCTTGTCAACATGGCACCTGCCAATGTCAAGAAGTGGATCGTTGCATCACATACAGGTGCAGCAGTATGGGGAGCTCTAACAGACTCAGTTAAGGGTGAGCTGAGCACAGAGATTTCAGCACTTAACATTGACCTTCACATGCTCACCGCTTACTTAGTTATTCCAAAGGCAATCAGAGAGCTTTCGCTTGAGTTTGTTGACCGTTATTTTATGGCAATTCTGTCTGAAGCTATGCAGGATGGTCTTGTAAAGGGATATCTTGATGGAGATGGAAAGACAGGACCGATTGGTATTTTCCGTCAGATTGGAACATCCAACAGCGATGGTACCAACAAGGCTAAGACGGTTGTGACAAACATCACAAAATTCAGCCCTAAAGGACTTTCAGATGTGAGAAAGACTCTTACCAATAATGGTAAGCGTGTTGTAGACAAGCTGTATCTTATCTGTAATCCGTCAGACGAGGCAGAATATGTGGATCCATGCATGTATGGAGAGGCTCTGACAGGCGGCTATGTCAACAAGTCATTCATTGACATCGAGAAAATCGTAGATGCAAATTGTCCGAAGGGTAAGGCTGCATTTACAATTGCAGGATACTACACTATGGGAACAACAGGTGTGAGAGTCAATGAGTATGACCAGACAAAGGCTATGGAAAATGCAGATCTCATTATCGCATCATGTTATGCAAACGGCCGTGCCGTAGATGACAATGTTGCAGTTATCTTTGATGTAACTAAGCTGGAGGAGTATGTGCTCCCTGTAACACAGGCTACAATCGTTCAGGCTGGACAGGAATAATAAAAGAGAGGCAGTAATATGGAGAACACAGAACTGACAGCACTGGTATCAGAGATGAGGGCAGAATTCCAGATTCCGCCATATTACGAAGACAGTCAGCTTGCAAATCTTGCAAGAGAGGGTGAATGTACAGTCGGGAGCTTAAATCCCGGCTGCAATATCACAACAGATCTGACATACAGGATGCTGCTTAAAAATTACATGTATTATGCATATCATCATAGAGTCAGTGAGTTTATGGATAATTATTCAAGTATGATTTTAACGTGGCAGATGGAAACGGAGGTGGAAGCGGATGGCAATGCCTGAATATACAGATGGTGTGCTGGAACTTCTCAGGATAGAGGAGGATTGTTCACAAGACTTTCCGGTGGAAAAAGTAAGATCTACCGGGATGCATATCTGGTACAGGGAGCTTTCTGTATTTGATACAACACGAGCTAAGCTGTCTGCAGATGGAATAGAGGTTACAATGAAAATCAGTATTCCACAGTATAAGCAGGTCAACAGCAAGTGTATCTGTGTAATAGATGGCGCACAGCATGAGATATACAATGTGGCTCACGTGACCACTAAAGACGGTTTCAAAGAAACAGAACTGACACTTAAGACTCCGGCATATGACAGGGAGGTATATGATGACGAAACAGGAACTCAGTGAGATGTTACATGCCACTGGCTGTCCGGTCAATGAAGGAATATCTGATCTTGATAATGGAAAGAAGTTTCCGAGAATTGATTATTGGGAAATAGCATGGGATGATGTGATGGCATCAGGTGACAACTATGAAGATAAAATCACATGGCAGGTGAGCTTTTATTCTCGCACACCAAGAAATGAAAAGCTGATAATGCTGAGAGATATGATGCGCAAAAAGGGACTACACCCAACTATCCTGCATGAATTTATTACAGACGATAAAATTTGGCATTCGTATTTCTCGCTGGAGACAATGAATGAATGATATTACATTTGAAGATTCCGGAATGGAAGAATTTCAGGATATGCTTGGAAGCTATCTTTCAAAAGTGGACGAAAAAAGCGCTCTGGATGCAATAGAGGAGGGAGCAAAGGAGTTTGTTAACGACCTGCTGCGCTTGCCGAAGCCAAGAAGAAAGGTCACAGCTCCGGGATATACACATCTGGTTGACTCATTTAGCTATAAGCGTGATAAGACAGGAATAGATGTGGGATGGGGCAAGTATTACGGACCGATGCTTGAGCACGGCACGAAAAAAATGAGCGCAAAAGCTCACTTGAAACCATTATTTGAACAGAACAAAGAAAGATACTATAAAAAGATGATAGCAGCATTGGATTTATAGAACAGGAGGCAATTATGGCAATTAAAACTAAAAGACCACCAATGAAGGAGACTGTAGGAGCTCAGTATCTGTGCTTCAATACAATGGATACAGATGGCAGGTGGACATCCACATTTGCGGAAGAGGTGGAGAAGACAGAAGTAGTTAAAAGCGTAAAAGTCACGGAAAATGGAGAACCAACTGATACATACGCGTCAGGAGCAGTGTATGACAGTGATATTACAACAACTTCAACAGATATCGAGGTGGAAATTGTTGCATTTCCGGCTGATACATTTGCAAAATTACGTGGTGACAATGTTGATACTGATGGTCTTATTCTTTCAGGTGGAAACAGACCACGACCATATTTTGCTTATGGTAAGGTGGTCAAATTAAGAAAAGGCGGATATAGATACGACTGGTATCCGAAGTGCAAGCTAAGTGAGAACTCTGATGATATATCAACATCTGAGGAGAAGGCAAACGAGCAGACAGATACAATCAAAATCAAAGCATATCCGTTCAATGAGGATGGAGACATTGTTGCAAGGGTAGAGAGTGCATCTGCACCGGAAGGACTCACAGAGGAAAAATTCTTTAGTAAGCCGGTACTTACAAAAGATGATCTTGTGGTAGCAGTTGGGAAAGTGAGTGGAAAGGTCTGATTAGATGAATAAAGGTAAGATGATAAGATTGACTGATGGAACGGTAATAGAAGCCAAAATGAATTTTGGAACTATTTATTATCTTGATCAGATAGGTGGTTCAAAGCTTGGACGGAGAATAGACAAACTTGAAAAGATTGGAAAAGCAACAGACAGCGACAAGATGAATTTTGCAGCGAAGCTTATCTATGCAATGGTAAGAAGCAATGGGAGAAAAGTGACATTTGATGAAGCACTTCAGCTTGTGCCACCGGATCCAACAGAACTTCTTGAAGTTGTAGAGGCTTATCAGAAAGAAGTTGACAAAATTAAAAAAAAAGAGGAATCGAAAGCACAGATGAAAGCATTCAGCTCGAGATAAATTGGGCTGAATATATGGTTGATGCGAGAGAGATGGGAATGACAGAGGACGAGTTCTTCCATTCATGTCCCGTCTTTTTTTGCGAACAATACGAGATATTCTGTGAGAAGAAAGCGAGGATGGTGAGAACGTTATATGGCGGATGAACTGAAGAGAGTTGGATTAGTGTTTAAGGCAGATGGTGCAGCAGACTTTCAAAAGACGATGCAGCAGGTAAATACAGCCGTTCAGGAAAATAGTAATTCGTTTAAACTTGCAAAAGCGGCATGGGATGACAGCACTACTGCAGTTGAAAAGTTAAAAGACCGTCAGGAATATCTGGCAAAACAGACGGACGTTTATTCTGATAAGGTGGAAATTCTGAAGCGTGAGCTTGAAGAAATGAAATCTGCAGAAAACAGAAATGAGGATGCAGTCCGAAAGAAGCAGAACCAGCTTACAAGCGCACAGATTAGTTTAACAAAATATCAGAAAGGCCTTGCTGAAGTAACAGAAGAACTTGAGAGCGGGGCAGCAGAAAGTAAGGAACAAATTAGGAAATTATCTGATAAAATTGCAGAGTCTACAGATAAAATTAAGGCGAATGAGATTGAAATCGAAGCTCTTAAATCGAAATATGACGATCATATAAAGTCGATTGTAAAATATAAAGATGAACAGAAGTATCTTTCAAATCAAACAGAGAATTACGAAAGAATACTTGAATCATTAAAAAAACAATTGGATATTCTTAAATCTGCTGAAAATAAAGATGAAAAAGCAATTCAGGACAAAAAGAACGAGATAAATGAAACTACTACAAAACTTAATGGTTACAAAAGTAAGCTGGAAGATGTTGAGCAAAAGCTGAAAAGCGGAGCAGCTGTAACGGAAGGTTATGCTGAAAAAGTACAGGCTTTTGGAAATAAAGCAAAAGAGACAGGGGATAAGTTTAGTGGAATATCAACGGCGGCAGCAGGCATAGTAGCGGCAACAGCAGCTGCAGTACCTGCAACAGCAGAATATCGTAAAATTATGGGATCGCTTGAGGTGTCAAGCCAAAATGCAGGGTACACAGCAGAACAAACAGCGGAAAGTTATAGAACCTTATATGGTGTGCTTGCAGATGATCAGACAGCTGCAACAACTACGGCCAATCTTCAGGCGTTAGGTTTGTCACAAGAAGAATTAAGCACGGTAATTGAGGGGACGATTGGTGCATGGGCAACTTACGGGGATAGTATTCCCATTGATGGACTTGCAGAATCAATCAATGAGACTGTGAAAACAAGTACTGTTACGGGGACTTTTGCGGATATGCTCAATTGGGCGGGAACTTCAGAGGATGCATTTAATGAAAAGCTTGCAGCTTGCGGAAGCGAAAGTGAGAGAGTAAACCTGGTCATGCAGGAAATGGCGAATCAGGGTCTCGTAGATGCAGGAAAAAAATGGCAGGAAAACAATAAGAATTTGGTAGACGGAAATAAGGCAACAGCAGATTTCCAACAGGCAACAGCTGAGCTTGCGGATACAGTTGCACCGCTGATTACCAAAATTACAGAATTGGTTGCCGGATTGATTGAAGAGTTTAATCAGCTCTCCCCGGAAGGACAGAGATTGATTGCCGGATGCGTATTGGTAGTGGCAGCAGTTGGCCCTGTGTTTTCTATCATAAGCAAGGTAGCAGGAGGGGTTTCATCACTAATTGGCATTATATCTAAAATTGCACCTGTATTAGGACCTATAAAAACTGGTTTTGCAGCAGTAAATGCAGTCATGGCCGCTAATCCAATACTTATAATTATTGCGGCAGTTGCAGCACTTATAGCTATTTTTGTGACACTTTATAATAAGTGCGAATGGTTCAGGGATGGTGTAAATGCCATATTCGGAGCTGTAGCCGATTTTATCAAGGGAGCTATTGATAAGATTAAAGGATTCTTCGATTTCGATTGGAAATTACCAAAAATAAAGTTGCCTCATTTTAAAGCGAGTGGAGAGTGGTCACTTTCCCCACTTAAGGTACCTAAAATTTCTGTGGATTGGTATGCGAACGGAGGAATCCTGAACAGTCCGACAATTTTCGGACAGAACGGTAACTCATTTATGGGTGGAGGAGAAGCAGGCAAAGAGGCTGTATTACCAATTGAGTTATTGAAAACTTACATGCGAGAAGAAAATGAGTCAAATAACAGTGTATTAGCCTCCATGATTGCGGATGCAATACAAAAAATGACTTTGGTATGTCAGAATGACATTTATATTGGAGACAAGAAGTCGATCACATTACTTACAAATCTCGTTCTTAAGCAGATGGCAAATAAGACATTAGCAACACAGGGGGCGAAAGGAAAATAATGCAGGACATACAATACAATGACATAAGAGGCTCTTCGCTTCAGATATTTGCCCGGGAGTTGATATCTATTCCTGCCGCTCAGCCGAATATGGAAGAGGTAAAACTATCAGGGCGGGATGGAACCATATACAAGTTTAATGGCACATATGCAGCAACACCAATAAAGATACCATTTAATTATATCGGAGTAGTAGACAGGTGGAATGATCGCTGGAGAATGGCAAAACAGTGGCTGTCAGAAAGAAATGCAAAACTTATTATATCTGATGATGCAGGCTTTTTTTATAAAATAACCTATGTTGAATTAGATGATAATGAGAGGACATCTGAGCGGATAGGCAATTTTACAGCGATATTTCACACACTGGATGGGCTTCAATATTCCGTAGATGGTGCAATGGAATATGACATAGAAGATGTTTGCTGGAATCCTTATATAGAGTGTCATCCGACATATAAGATTGCAGCAGAAGGTATGTGTACGCTTAAGATCAATGGAAAAACGATGACTGCTAATGTTGGTCAAAATCTGACCATAGATACAGATCGGATGATCGCGTATCGCGAGGATGGTACTTT